CTCGCCGGTCACGTTCTCGGCGTCGATCAACGCGACGGCGATCACCGCGACCACGGGGAACCTGGTCAGCAACAACGGCAGCGTCATCGCCAACGGGACCGGCAACTCGTCGGTGGGCGGTCAGTTGATCGCTGGCACCAACGTGATCGCCGGAGCGACCCCGTCGGCCTCAGGGTCCGGGTCGGTGATCCGTGGCGACGGCCTGCTGATGTCGACCGTCACGTTCGGCACGGCGACGAGCCTGCCGAACCTGGTGCTCCAGCGCACCGGGGCACCCGGCCCTCAGGACCCGAACGGCCGCTACATCGAGTTCCGTCGGGCCAACACGGCCGACGTGATTGGCCGCGTCGAGATCCAGACCGGTGGCACCACTGTCGCCTACCTCACTTCGTCCGATCGGCGGCTGAAGGACGAGCGTGGCCCGATCACCGACGCCGTCGAGCGCCTCAGCCTGCTGGTGCCCCGTCGCTTCACCTGGAAGACCGACCCAGACCAGACCGAGGTCGACGGCTTCTTCGCCGACGAGGTCCAGCCCGTGGTCCCCGAGGCCGTGTCCGGTGAACCTGACGCCGTCGATCCCGAGAGCGGCCGGATCGTCGCCCAGGCCCTCGACGCCTCCAAGCTGGTCCCGCTGCTGGTCGCTGCGGTGCAGGAACTGGCCGCCCGCCTGGCCGCCCTGGAAGCAGCGTGATCGTCGCCAGCTTCGTGCTGTCGATCATCGCCCTCGCCATCAGCGGCGGCACGGCGATCGTGCTCGTCAAGCGGCGGCGGTGAACGCCGAGCACGACGATCAAACTCACCCCGTTTTCGGGAGAGTTTGCTCCGGCGACGGTCAAAGACCGCCCATAACGGGCGGTCTTTGCTCCCCTCGTCGGGGTCGGCTAGACGTGCGCTCGGGAGGAGTCGAACCTCCTACCGCCGCGTTATCAGCGCGGTGCTCTCACCGTTGAGCTTCGAGCGCGCCGTCAGCCGACCCAGCGTGCCCTGGCGTTGGCGATCGCCAACTCCTCTCCGGCGACCTGGGTGTAGCGGGCGACCATCGCCAGCGACTTCCACCCACCGAGGCGCATCACGTCGATCTCCCCGACGCCCTGGCGCAGCATCTCGGTGGCCCAGCCACGACGCCAGGCGTGGGCCTCGGGAGCACCCATCCGTCGCAGCATCTGGCCGACGCCGTTCTCGGTCAACGGCTTGCCAGCACCACGGCCACGCTGGCCGAGGAACACCGGGCCTTCGGTGCGCTTGCCGACCAACCGGATCAGCAGCTTGACGGCCCGGTCATCGAGGAACGTCGTGCGGGCCTTGCCCATCTTGGACTTCGGGATGATCACCCGGCCCTCGTTGAGCAAGAGGTCCTCGATCCGCATCCGGCACAACTCGCCCACCCGCACGCCGCTCGACCAGAGCACGGCGACGATCGCCTTGTCACGCACCGACCCGCAGCGCAACAGGACCGCCTTGGCCTCGGCAGCGGTCGCCGTCTGCTGCGGCTTCTCGGCAACCGTGGGCACCGGGATCTTGTCCCACCACACGTAGTCGCCCATCTCCTCGGCCGTCGCCCACTTGCAGAACGCCCTCGCCGTGACGGCACGGAAGCGCCGTGTCTCCGGCTCAGCGGCTTCGGCCAGCCAGATCTTGACCACGGCCAGCGTCAACTGGTCGTTGGCCTCCAGCAGCGGGCGCATGCAGTACTGCCTGTTCCGCATCGTCGTCTCGCTGCGGCCCTGGAGCTTCCAGTCGGCGGCCCACAGCTTGAGTACCGCTTCCACGTTGTTCACGTTCCCGTCCTCGATCCCGTTCGGAGGGATGCGCTGTTAACGTGCTGATCCCCACCTCCCAACGGCCCGGAACGCCAGAAGGCGGCCACTAGCTGGGGTGATGCGGGGCTATAGCTCAGTCGGTTAGAGCGCATCCCTGATAAGTGTCAGGACAGGCTACCGCTCTACCGATACCAGCCACTACCTGGACCTGGGCCTTCGCCAAACGGCCCGCCGATCGATCGGCCGGAAGTATGCGCTCTAAACGTCCTCCTCCAACAGCAGAGAGGTGGCTGTCGTCGGATCGACCAGGCCACTGGCTGGCATCGCCTTCTCGTTCGTTGGCGGCTCGGTGGAGAGCCACTGGAGATCGGCGTACTCCACTCCTTGAAGTTCCAGATGAGCTACGCGCTCAAGTGGATGCTGGAGCGAGGCATGCCGACTCCCCTGAGTTCCTGATGTCCTACGCCCTCCGCTGGCAACTGGACCGGGGCATGCTGATCGAGCACTGCCTACTAGAGCCGTCCCCTGTCCTCATGCGTCTCAGGTACTACTCCGCCTGTAGATCACCCGCTTCGCAGGGAGGTGCGCCCATCGCGTCCCGGCGATGATCGCGTTGACGTGCTTGGGAGAGATGCCCCACTTGGTAGCAACTTTCACCGTCGGCTCGCCAGCGGCGATCGCCTGGCGGATCATGTTCACCTGATGGGGCCACAGCTTCGCCATCGGGTGGTTCGCCCCTCGGGGAGCGGTGCCATCGCGGACCTTGTCCTTGCTCACGTTGTCGAGGTGCGTGCCCCAGTAGACGTGACCGCCCGGAGCGTTGACGCACAGCGCCTTGATCGAGCACGGCCCGTGGCACGCCTCCAGATCGGGCGGGTCGATGCCGGTGAACATGATCAGTGCCGCCCGTGCGGCGTTCATCTGCTCGCCACGGAACGTGACCACGCCACGCCCCCTCACCGCTCCGGCGTAGGGCCACGGGATGCACTCGTCGGTCACCGGCCCGTCGACCACGGATCGCAGGAACTCCAACGGCTCGCCGTCGTACGTCCCACCTCCCAACGGATCGCCGTGGTCACGCCAGCGGTAGTAGTGGACGACGCAGTAGCCGTGGGCGTGGACCCGCTCGGGGCACACCTCGCAGTAGCCGGTCCCGCGCCTCGGCTTCGGGACGTGGCGGCCCTCGGCGACGGCGTGGTTGTAGCAGCGCTGGCACCAACCGAGGCTGACGTGGCGCATCGGTTGCTCACCGCAGTCGATGCACGGCGGCAGCGGCTCGGTGCGCTTGACGCCCCGAGTCATCGGTCCGGGAAGTTGAGCCGAGCGAACTCCCCGAACAACTCCCGCTTCTGGCGGTCGTAGGCCAGCGCCGCGTCGACCTCCCGCTTGAACAGGCCGAGCCGGTACCTCTTGCCGTCACACTTCACCTGCGCCCGCCACGCCTTGTTCGTCTTGTCCCACGTCACGCCGAGGTACTGCGACGACACGGGCTTGCCGTTGAACGTCTGCTGCTTGCGACGGTTCGCCATGTTCTGCGACGTCGTCGCCTGCCGCAGGTTGGCCCGTCGGTTGTCGAGGCCGTCGCCGTTGATGTGGTCGATCAACTTCCAGCCGGTGAGGTGGCGATGCATGTAGAGCTTCGGCCCGGAGCGCTCATCGCCCTCGGCTCGATACGTGCTCATCGCGTACCAGAGGTCGGGCCGCACCTCGGTCGGCGTCCAGGTGAACTCCTCGACCCTCACCTCGTCGGCGGCGTCGAAGCGGATGACGCGACCACGCACGTCGTAGAAGCCCGAGCCGTCCTCGGCCCACTGCACCGGGTGCGGGCGACGACGATCACCGCCGCCCAGCGGATCGCCCCATCGCCGGTTGCGCGTCCAGTGGGCGTTGCACCAGCCACGGGCGTAGACCGGCTTCGGGCACCGCTGCCCGGTGGGCAACACCACCGAGCAGATCGCCGCCTTCACCACCTCACCTCTTCACCATCTTCCCAGTACCACCTGTCCCCGAACAGCACCGGCTCGGCCATCTCGGCCATCCACTCGTCCACGTCCCCGCACTGGTAGCCGCGGTGCAGCAGGTACAACTCCTCGCACCACGGGCAGTAGTCGTCGCTCTCCCAGTTGGCCGCGTCGTAAGCGTCGCTCCACAACGGCACGCCCGCGTTCGTCTCCATCGTTGCCCTCCTGACTCGATTGCCCGTGCCGACTCGACGGGCGGGCGGGACCGGTGGGCCACCGGCCCCGCCCTTCGCCTACGAGTCAGGCGAGGGCGACCATACCGAAGTCAAAGTTGACAACGCCAGGCCCTCTGACCTGGGACTTCGTGTGGCACCCTGGTGTCGTGAGCACGGCCAGCCCGTACGCCAAGGCGGAGTACCAACGCAACCGCAAGCTCCTCCTCGCTGACCACCCGCCGTGTGCCATCGCCGGTCCCAACTGCAGCGGCCGAGCCACGACGGCGGACCACATCGTCGCCATCGCAGCGGGCGGCGACAACAGCCTGACCAACCTGCGCCCGTCATGCGCCCCGTGCAACGGCCACCTCGGCGGCAAGCTCGGTCGGGCACGACAACTCGCCGTGTTACCGAGCTATCGATCGTCGGAGAACGTGTCGGAGACACGTTCCTTGGATCGCCGGGTACAGCAGCATCCCCCGATTCGTCGTGAGATCTCTGGACGAGCCAACGGGCACGGCCAGCGATCACCAGCGATGGTCGAGGACGTGCCGACATCGGGACGGATCGAGCCGAGGCTGCGGATCGCCTCTGCGGGGGACGGCTCGTTCGGGCCGCAGGTGACGGCCTGGGCGGCACTCAACATGCCCTACGAGTTGATGGCGTGGAACTGCAACGTCGTTGATGATCTGCTGACCACCGATCACGGTCGTCTCGTCCATCGCCGTGGCCTCGTCAGCGTTGCGAGGCAAAATAGTAAGACCACCTTGGCGATCGCGTTGGCCGGATGGTGGCTCACCGAGTACGCCGACCGTGTCGGGCCGCAGACCGTGGTCTGGATGGCGCATGACTTGAAGTTGTCGGAGATCGCCTTCTTCCAACTCGGCCAGATGATCGACCACCGCATCGTCGCCCGCTCCTCCAGCTACGGACGCCAGCGCCTGCGGCTCGACAACGGCAGCCACTTCCACGTCACGGCCGCCACGATCGGCGCAGGGCACGGCTTGAGCATCGACCTGGCGATGTGCGACGAGGTCTGGCGCATCTCGTCGGAGGCGTTCGACCACGGCATCGTCCCGGCGCAACGGGCACGCCCACAGCCGCTCGCACTGATGTTGAGCACCGCTGGCGACGAGCAGAGCGTGCTGCTGCGTGAGTGGCGTGAGCGTGGGATGGCGATGTGCGAGGCCAACGATCCCGGCTCGCTCTTCTTCGCCGAGTGGAGTCCTCCTCCGGCCGTGGACTACTCCGACCCACGGTGGTGGGCGTGGGCCAACCCGGCGCTCGGCCACACCATCGATGCGGAGACGTTGCTCGATGAGTGGCGCTCGCCCAACCGCCCGGCCTTCATGCGCGCCTCCTTGAATCTCTGGATCCAGAGCGAGGCGTCGTGGCTGGAGCCTGGTGTCTGGAACCGTGCCCACCTCCGCAAACCGCCGGAGCCGAGCGGAGGTGTCGTCGCCTGCGAGATCAGTCAGGGCGGTGACCGCTTCTACGCCACCCGTGCGTGGATGCTCAACGGCATCACCCATGTCGCCCCGCTGGTCGTCACCGAGCATGAGGAGAAGCTGTGGGCGGCGATCGATGCCGTCTACGGCGACCTCGACCAGTTGCTCGTCACACCGCCGCTGCAGGCCCGTGTCCCACCGGCCTGGCGCAAGGTGACCGTGGTCGGGATCCGTGAACTCGCCCGCTCCGTGCCGATCCTGCGATCGATGCTGGCCGCCGGGAACGTCGCCCACGACGGCTCGGCGCTGATGGCCGAGCACGTCGGCCGGGCGATCGCCACGCGCAGCGCCGGTCTGTCGACCGCCGCCAGCGGCCCGATCGAACTCGCAAGGTGCATGGTCTGGTCGGTGGCGCTCGCATCACGCCCGCAGAGCGCCCGCAAGCCAGCGCTCGGAGTGGCCCGGTCGTGATCAGCGACGAGGCGTTCGTGCTGATCGTCGTCGCCGTGCTCGCCCTCGTCGCCTTCCTGACGCCGGTCGTCTGGACCTGGCTGGTGATCGGCTAAGAGGGTGTAGGCGACTCACCGCACGGTCGAGCTCCTCCGTGTTACGATCCGTTGCGTGAGCGACCACCGATGCGTGCAGTGCGGCACGACCTTGGACGACGTGACGTACAACCAGCGCTTCTGCTCGACCCGCTGCCACGACGCCTGGTGGGGCGAGGACCGTCGCCGGGAGCGACCCGAGGTGGTCTGCGCCCGTTGCGGCACCGTCTTCGAGGGCACCCGTGTCGACGCCCGCTACTGCTCGGTGACGTGCCGTGTGGCGGCCCACCGCGCTCGGCGCAGAGAGAACTGAGGCTCCTTCCCACGGTGCGCCCTGCGGGCGCACCTTGGGCGTCATGCCGACCAAGGCCCGCACACCAGAAGACCCGGACGAGCCGACCGAGCCTGAGCCGGAGGAGCCGTCCGACGCCCGCCAGAAGTTCAACCGTGGTGAGATCACCTGGCGCGAACTCGTTGAGGCCGAGGGGTGAGGAACCTGCTGCGACCGCGCTGGGCGGTCGCCGCCATCGAGGCCGCCGGGACCGTCTCCCTCGACCGCACGACTAACGCCCGGCCCAACGGCTGGGGCGTCGGCTACGGCCGGATGGCACCCTTCGACTGGGCACCGCCTGTTGACATCTGGAGCCGTGAAGCGGCGATGTCGGTGCCCTCGGTCAGCCGGGCGAGGGATCTCATCTGCACCGCCGTCGGGGCGCTCCCGATCTGTCTCTACACCGTCCGCTTCGACGTGCCGTCACGCCAGTCGGTCGAGGAGCAACTCCCGCCGCCGCGCTGGGCCAACCGGCTCGACCCGAACAAGCCACGCCAGCACACGCTCGCCTGGCTCACCGACGACCTGCTGTTCTACGCCAGGGCGTACCTCAAGATCACGACCCGCTACGAGTCGACGGGCTACCCGGCCACGTTCCAGTGGATGCCCTTCACCGATCTCAACATCGAGGCCAACGGTCGTGTGCGGTACCGCAACGACGAGATCGATCCCGCCGACGTGGTCGAGTTCTGCAGCCCCATCGAAGGACTGCTCGCCGTCGGCTTCCGGGCGATCAACACGGCGCTCAACCTCGACGCCGCAGCGGAGCGCTTCTCGACGGCGGAGATCCCCGCCGGGTGGCTGGAGCAGACCGAGAACAGCGAGCCGATGTCGGGCGACGAGTTGGGTGAGATCGCTGACAGCTTCCAGGCGGCCCGCCAGGCCCGCACCGTCGCAGCCCTGAACCCGTTCATCCGCTGGCACGAATCGACCATGGATCCGTCCCGGCTCCAGTTGATCGAGGCCCGCCAGCACGCCTCGGTGGAGATGGCCCGCCTCTGCAACATCCCGGCCTACTTCCTCAACGCTCCCGCCGGGACCGGCATGACGTACATGAACGCGGCGCAGGCGAAGCAGGACCTCATCGACTTCGGAGCGCTGCCGTACATCCAGTGCATCGAGCAGACCTTGGGCGGACCCAACGTGACGCCCAACGGCCAGGCGATCCGCCTCGATGTCAACGCCTGGCTCCGCAACCCGTTCGTGCCCAACGACAACGCCAGCCCGAACGACCTCGCCATCGCCTACAACGCTCCGACGCCGGAGACACCTCCGCAGCGGGCACCGGGCCGCCCTCGCCAGATCGACGGGCTGAACGAAGGGACGCCAGCGCCATGATCATCACCTTCGACCGTCTCGCGCAGGTTGAAGCCGAGGAGGCGACGCCCGAGACGCGCACGATCAAGGGCACCGCCGTCCCGTGGAATCAGGTCGGCACCGTTTCCGACGGCACCAGCGTCCGCTTCCTTCCTGGCTCACTCGATGCCGAGGCCCGTCCGGTCGTCACGCTCGGCCACGACGGAAACCCCATTGGGAAGGTCGTGACGAACTCCTCGTCTGACACAGGTATGGCGACCGCCGTGCGCGTCAGCCGCACCCGTGACGGCGACGAAGCCCTCGTCCTCGCCAGCGACGGCGTGCTCGGCATGTTCTCGGTCGGCGTCAACCCCACCGAGTTCTCCTACGAGGACGACACCCTCGTCATCGCCAAGGGCGAGTGGCACCACCTCGCCCTGCTTCCGTTCGGAGCCTTCTCCGACGCCGTGGTCACCGATGTGGCCGCATCCGCACCGACCCAAGGAGCCACCGTGACCATGACCGACGACTCGATCGACACCACATCCTCACCGCCGGAGGTGACCGCAGCGCCTTCCTCGGGTTCACAGCCACCTCCGGCGGTGATCCCTGTGACCGCCGCCAGGCCCGCTGCGCCGCCGCTGACGCTGGAGCGCATCGCCACCCTCGTCGCCTCCGCTAACCGTGGCGAGATCTCCACGGAGTCGGTGAAGGCGACGCTCCAGGCCGCCCTGACCAACGTCACGTCGACCAACATCGGCTCGACCGTCATCCCCTTCCACCGCCAGGAACTGACGGCGATCATCGACCACGGCACGCCACTCCTCACCGTCCTCGGCGGTGGCACGCTGCCTCCGAGCGGCCTGTCGATCGAGTACCCGCAGTGGGACTCGGCGGCTCCCAACGGCGGCAAGCCGACGACCGGCGTGCAGGCGACAGAGAAGACGGCGATCGTCTCCACCGCCGTCAAGATGGCGATGAAGTCCGCTCCGGTCGTGACGATCGCAGGCGGGAACGACATCAGCCTCCAGGCCGTCGAGCGCTCCAGCCCGAGCTTCCTCAACGCCTACCTCGCCGCCGCCGCCACCGACTGGGGACGCAAGGCGGAGGCGTACGTGTTGTCGATCCTCACGCCGCTGTGTGAGGTCGTTGCACCGGGTGCGAGCTTCCTCGCCAACGTGCAGGCGCTGATGGCCTCCCTCGATCCGGCCCAGACACCGGCCGGTCCGCTCTTCGTCGGGATGTCCTACGACGTGGCGATGCCGTTGATCTCGGTCACGACGCAGAACGGCCCCGCCTTCTGGGACGGCTCGATCTCCTTCGGCAGCATGACGCCGACGGTCAACGCCGATGCGCTGAACCTCTTCATCGACTGGAACCTCCCGGCCAAGACGATGCTCGCCGGGTCGACCAGCGCAGCGACGGTGTACAAGTCGGCGGGTGCTCCGGCCGACATCCGCGTGGTTGATGTCAGCCTGCTCGGCCTCGACGTGGGCGTGTACGGCTACCTCGCCGTCACCGTCGACTACCCCGGCGCTCTCAGCATCATGACGCTGCCGTAGTGACGACACTGCTGACGTTCAGCGCCCTGTGGCAATACGCCACGTCTGGCGTGATGGCCGATCCCGGTGACCGCCACTTCCGGCTCACCGACGATCGGACCCAGGCGGCGATCTCGATCACCGACGATGACGGCACGGATCGTCACGACGATCTCGTCGCCCTCGTCGTCGGTGACCGGATCGTGATGCGCTCGACGCAGACCGGCGGCGAGGGTGCCGACTTCACGATCACCACCCTCCCGACCGACCTCACGACGTGGGTCCTCATCGACGTGTCGCTGACGGCGTCACAGGGCACCGAGGCCAGCGGCAACGACCGGATCCTCTTCGACTTCCTCCACGTCCTCGCCCCGGCGGCCATCGTCGGATGGGCTGGCGTGGAGGAAGTCACCGACGCTCTGGGTGTCCCGGTGACCGACCCAGATCACCTCCAGCGCTGTGTCGACGCCAGCAACGCCTTCTGTTATCGGCGACGGCAGAAGGCGGGCTACATCGACCTCCCAGACGTGTCTCCCGGCCCGGACGCCACGATGGCGGCGATCCTCTACGCCACGACGCTGTACCGGGAGCGTGGCTCGGTCGACAGCTTCGCCAGCTTCGACGCCTTCGCCGCTGGGGCCATCCCGTCCGGCTCGATGGGTCAGGTGCTACGTCTGCTCGGTACGCCTCGTCCGGCGGTTGACCGCCCGCCATCGCCGGACGAGGTGGCGGCGACACGGCTCGCTCGATCTCAGTCGGTCTTCGCATACCGAGGTATCCGATGAACGTCTTCGACACCGACCGGGCCGAGATCGCCGGGAAGCTCACGGCGAACGGCGTCGCCAACGTCACGCTCGACCCACGGGGTCAACTGCCGTGCGTGCTCGTTGAGTTACCCCGCGTGCTCGGCCTGCAGGGTGTCGGCGGCTGGGAGGTCGAGCAGCACATCCACCTGATCGCTCCGCCACCCGGTGATCGGGACGCCCTCGCCTGGCTGCTCGACCAACTGGAACTCGTCCTCACCACGTTCTACGGAGCCGAGGCCGAGCCGACCACGATCACCAGAAACGACGCCGACTGCCCCGCCTACGTCGTGCGCCTCACCCGCTCGATCACAAGCCCGAACTGTTAGGAGAAACCAATGCCCCGCACCGTCATGGTCCTCAACCAGCCGACCCTCAAGGTCAGCACCACGCAGGCCGGTCTGGCGACCGGCCAGGCCGTCGAGTGCCAAGTCACTTCGGCAGTCATCACCGCCAGCCCGAACTTCTCCACGATCCCGCCGACCGGTTGCGCCCCGTCGGCGCAATCACCGGGAGCGACTTCCTTCGCCCTCGATCTCGCCTGGCTCCAAGACTGGTCCGTCGGCACGCCCGGCGGCCTGTCGTGGTTCGCCCTCCAGAATGACGGTAAGGCCGTGTGGTTCGAACTGACGCCCGACAAGACGGTGTCGACGCAGAAGGTCACCGGCAACGCGTACTGCGTCACCGGTTCGTACGGCGGCGAGTTCGGCACCGGCAACCCGGCGACAGCGACAGCGACGTGGCCGATGCTGACCGGACCGGCGGTCCCCACACCGTCGATGATGATGGTCGAGGGCCAGCAGGCCGAGCCGCAGCAGGCCGAGCCGCAGCCCGCCGGAGTGTGAGCACCGCCAAGCTGGAGCGCACCCTCATCGAGATCGCCAAGCTGCCGCAGGCGGCGATGGAGGACGCCTGTAAACAGGTGGAGAAGATCGCCCGTGATGTCGGCTCCTCGGTCGGCCCGATCCACTTCCGCAAGCGCTCGGGCAAGCTCACGGCGATCACCCGCATCAAGGGCCGTGGGAAGACCACGGCGGAGGCGACGGTGTACGGCGTCCCGACGGGACCTTGGGTGTGGGTCACGTCGGGCACCAGCGGCCACACCATCCCGAGGCAGCGCAGCCGTGGCAACCGCAAGGTCCGCTACCTCAAGGGCGTGAAGTACGGCCACCCGTACGGCAAGCCCGTGCATCACCCCGGCGCGTCCGGCAAGGGTGCGTGGAAGCGCGTCGTCACACGGGCCGAGGTCGAGGTGCCGAAGGCGTTCGTGGACGCGGCACGCAGGGTGATGGGGAGGGGCTGATGAGTTACCACCAACCCCTCCTCACCGGTTCGTTGGAGAGGCATGGCCCGGAGGGGGCTGGGATGGGAAGGGAAGTCAGCGTTGGAGAGGCGCGGGCGGTGCTGCGGTGTCTTGGCGTGGCCCGGCGAGTCGAGGGCTGAGAAGGTAACACCTCATGGCTGACAAGATCTCCATCCCGATCGAGTCGAAGTACGACGACAAGGGCGCGAAGCAGGCGCTGAAGGACGCCAAGGAACTCGACAAGCTCAAGCCGAAGCTCACCGTCGAGGCCGACACCCAGAAGGCGACCCGTGATATCGAGGGGCTGCTCAAGAAGGCCGACAAGCTCGGCGCTGACCCGGCCACGATCCTGCTGACGAGCAACGCCACCGATATCGCCGTCGAGATCACTGACCTGATCAGCGACCTCGACAAACTCGACGCCAACGACCCACAGGTCGATGTCAAGGCGAGCCAGATCAACGACCTCAAGGGTGACCTCGACGCCGTCGAGGGGAAGATCCGCGAGGTCAACAACGTCCCGGTCGACATCGACACCAAGCCAGCGCAGGAGGGCGTCCGCAAGGTCGGTGAGGAGGGCGACAAGTCACGCTCGGTGCTCGCCAACATGGTCGGCAACAGCGCCCAGGATCTCGGCCAACTCGGTGGCGTCGCCGGATCGGCCGGTGTCGCAGTCGGCCAGATCGCGGAGTACGCCACGGAGGGCGACATCGCCCTGTCCGGCCTCGCCTCCACCGTCGTGCCGATGGCTGCCCTCGGCTTCGCCGTGCAGGCGCTCGCCTCGCACATGGCCGATGTCGCCGCCACCAAGGCGTTCAACTCCGAGCGGGTCGAGCACTTCAAGTCCGCCCTGGACGACGCCAAGCTGACGGCACAGGAACTCGTCGGCATCCTGTCCAAGGACAAGGACACCGGCATCTTCGAGCGCTGGCGCAACGACACCGTCAACGTCGACAAGGACGTGGCGCACTTCTTCAAGACCTTCACGGACTTCAAGAAGGTCACCGACGAGGGCATGCCGGGGTTCGACAAGTGGGCGCAGCAGCAACTTGACGCCAAGAAGGCGTCGGGTGCGTCGAGCATCGAGATGTACCACCTCAAGCAGGCGCTCGATGACGTGCGCGACGGCTCGATCACCGGGACCAGCGCGACCAACGCGATGGCCGAGGGCAACGAGGGCCTGATGAAGACGGCCCTCGCTCTGACCAACGTGATCACCGGGACGGCCGAGTCGACGCGGAACGCCGGGTGGGACACGAAGTTCTACGGCGACGCACTCCAGGACACCACCACCGCCACCGAGGACCAGACCACCGCGCTGCAGGGCAGCGCCGGGGCCTACATCCGCCAGCAGGCCGGGATCGCTGGGTGGACGGCCAGCCAGGAGGCCGCCACCGCCGCCGCCGACGAGTTCAACAAGACCGTCGCCAGCACCGACTTCGGGGGTGCCCGCCTGCAGGGCGGCCTGACCGGGATGAAGCAGTTCCACGACGTGTTCTTCGCCCTCCCGGAGATCGCCTCGGCCAACGAGGAGGCCTTCGACAACCTCGGCAAGTCGCTCAAGGACAACGGCCACAACTGGGACCTCAACACCGAGAAGGGCCGGGCCAACCAGACAGCGCTGGAGGATGTCGCCTCGACCATCGACCTCCAGTTGGCCGACGCCTTCAACAAGGCCAAGGGCAACTTCAAGACGTTCCAGACCAGCGCCCAGAACATCTCCAACACCCTGAGCACCCGGCTGCAGAAGGAACTCGGCCTCTCCAAGGACGACGCCGACGCCATGATCCGCAAGCTCGGCCTGATGCCCAAGGACATCGAGACGCGCTACAAGATGTCGGGCACCGAGGAGGCCAGGGTCAAGATCGGTCTGCTCCAGACATCGATCGACAACCTGCCGAAGGATGTCCAGGCCAAGGTCACCCAGCAGATCATCAAGGGTGACTACGTCGGCGCGGTGAACACGGTGCAGAACTACTTCACCAACCACCCGCCCTCGATGAAGACCAACGTGGTGCCGCCCTACAACAGCGACCTGGCGAACGCCGTCGGCTTCGCAACGAGCTTCTTCACCAACAACCCGGCGCACATGCGCGTCGTCGTCAGTCCCCCGGTGGAACCTTTTCTGGACCGTGGCGGGCACGTTGGCCCTGACGGTGCGATCGCCGCCGAACTCCGTCCCGAGTTCGCCCGCCTCCCTGGCGGCAGCGAGACGCTGCTGACCCAGCCGACCTACGTGCCACCGGGAACACAGGTCACCTCCGGCTCGGAGACGGCCCGCATCCTCGCCGCAGGCCCGAGCACGTCGAACATCACCGTCAACATGCGCCTGCCGACGGGCTGGCGAGGCGACCCGCTGGCCGAGGTCCACCGCACCAGCCGCCGCGCCGGTCGCTTCTACCAGAGGGTCGGGCGATGACATGCGGGCGACCGACGCTGCCCTCCCGGCGGTCACACCCGACACCCACCCGCAGCAGTGGTCGCCCCGTGCCCAACTGGTCGTCGCCCTGGAGCGCCTGCCGACCGACGCCTACCTCTGGGACGACGACGACCCGACCGTGTGTTGGGACGACCCCGATCCCGACCGTCTCGTCTGGGACGCCCCGACGATCGGCGGCGGCTTCACCGACGTGTGGTGCGACATGGAGGGGATCGAGATCCACCACGGGGAGCCTGACGAGTCGTTCCTGATCCCGCCGTCGTCGGCCACGCTCACCCTGCGCGATCCCGACGGCCGCTACCGGCTGCGTGACGAGACGGGCCGCCTCGTCTACTACTCGCCCGGCAAGCGTCTCAGCGTCTACACGATCCTCACCGACCCCGACACCTCCACCCAGTCGTCGTGGTGGCTGTTCTCCGGGCGCATCGGGACGTGGCGTGAGGACCTCTCCGGCCTGGTGACGATCGAGGCGTTCGCTGGCACCGCCGAGCTTGCTCAGGACCCCGGCCGGGACTGGTCGGCCGGAGCCGACAACGACTTCGCCGGGACACGGCTCAACGCGATCTGCAACGCCTTCGCCTACACCGGCCGCAAGCGCTTCGACACGGGTGCGATCCCACTCGCCCTGTTCACGTCGTCTGACGCCCCTCTGGAGGGCCTCCAGCGGGTCGCCTGGTCCGACGGCGGCATCGTCTACTCCGACGCCGACGACACGGTGATCTTCCGTGACCGCAACTGGCGCACCGGGCGCACCGACCAGACGACGGTCCCGATCATCTCCGACAACGTGGCGACGGCGAACGTCGTGCTGTGGGAGTTGGAGGCGATCGAGGACGACTCCCGCCTCGCCGCCAAGGTGTTCCTCGGCAACTCAGCGACCCCGCAGTTGACGGCCACTGCCACAGCGTCGGTGACGACGATCGGTGCCAACACGACGTACACCCATCCCGACCTCGACCTGTGGAAGGTGCAGGGCGACGGCAACGCCCTCGCCGCCTGGATCCTGGCCGCCCGCTCCGAGTCGCGGATGGCGATCGACCTCGCTCGGATCTACCTCCACGACACCCGCTTCGACTACTGGTCCGAGGCGATCGACCGGCGGATCGGTGACGTGGTCCGCTTCTGGCACGACGACGTGTTCTTCGGCGAGTTCGACACGATCGACGTGCGCCTCGTCCTCGCCACGATCCGCCACTTCATCACTCCCGTCGAGTGGATCGTGGAGTGGGAGACGACCAACGTCACCGCCTTCGACCGTGTCATCTCATGGGACCGCAGCCCATACCTGTGGGACGACATCGACCCGCTCAACGTTTGGAGATGACCATGTCCGAATCCTCCCCGCCCGTCGTCGCCCCGCAGGCTTCGCCTCCGACCACGATCGGCCCGTTCTCCAACGTCCCCGCTCCCGGCTCACCGATCCGCTCGGACTGGTGCCAGTCGGTGTCGACGTACATCACCAACAACGTGCTCCGCAAGGACACCGCTCCCACCCAAGTCGTGACCTCGCCGGTCACGTTCTCGTCGTCGATCAACGCGACGGCGATCACCGCGACCACGGGGAACCTGGTCAGCAACAACGGCAGCGTCATCGCCAACGGGACCGGCAACTCGTCGGTGGGCGGTCAGTTGATCGCTGGCACCAACGTGA